TTAATATTTTAATAAATTGTTTTATTTTTGTATTAAAATCATATTTCTTATATTTTATGTATAATTTATTATTTTTATCTATTTCGTTCATGTGTAATTTGTTAATTTGTGATACGGGCATAGAAAATGATTTATCTTCACTTAAAATCTGTTTATATTTTTTTATCATTACTTCTAAGTATTGTTTTGTAGGATTTTCAATATCTTCAAAAGTCTGACCACAATTAATACAAACAATACCATAAAAGAAATGTGGAGTGTTATCTAAACATCTAGTAGTAAAATATTCTTTGGCTAATTTATTAATATCAGCAGCTTTTCTAAGTTTTTCTTTATTAGTTACATATTTTTTATGATATGCGGGTTCAAGTCGTTTAATTATGTCGTGTTTTCTTTTACCTTCAATAAAATATTTTGATATATAACTCCAATCTTGTTTATTATATAAAACTTCATTAAACTTATTCATATTCGTATAATAATTAAGCCAAAACGGGTCCATATTATAATCAGCAGTATCAAAGTGTGTATAATAATTGAATTTCTTGAGTTCTTGTAGATGTGCGTTGTTTTTTAATGTCAATTTGCTAATATCTAGCATATCAGCTAAAATTTTATTAATAGGTTTTATTTCAATGTGTTTATTATATGATGTTAATGCTTTTTTCATAAAATATTTTCGTATATCTTCCAGATTAACATTTTTGTAATCGTGATTTTCAATCATTTTATCATATTTTTCGTTCTTTTTGTAAGATGTTGGTGTTTTTATTACAGTACTAGCAACAGTAATTTCTCTCTTTTTAATTTTTTTATAAATTTGTTTGAAAATGTCTAAATTTTTATCTTTATTAGCAATATTAATATAAGGTAGTTTCTTTAGTTTTTTAAAGCCCCATTCATACAAATAATTTAGTATTTCATTTTCGTTATCTTTTTTGTCAAATAGTTCTTCAATAATATTTCTTGAACCAGTTGGATAGATATTACCAAAGGATCTTACGACTTCATAAATAGATTTAACTATTGTAAATGTTGCAATAATCTTATCTATTAACGGCGAGATATTAATACTATCACCCATATCTAATTTATCTTTACCAAAATAATTTTTAATAAAGTCACTAATACTACTATACACCGATTCTGGCGTAATAGAGTATGAAATTTTATCTTTGATAATTAATTTTAGTGAATCTAATACCAATGCGATTTGTTTCATTATCTTAGAATCAATACGATTAATGATAGCATTACCGTAACCTACATTTTTATAACCAGTACCCTTTTGATAAGAATCATGGACTTTTAATGCACTTCGTGTGATGGGTCTTCCACAATATTTACAAGAAATAAATACATTATTATCATAATCGCTTGACTGTGAATAAAATTTAGATTCTAATGTGTATTTGAGTTCTTGTTTTTTATTTTCATTGTATGTGTTGTGCATTTGTAATAATATTTTTTCATGTTCACATACAATATCGTAATCCACATCTTTTAATGAGTATTGTAGATTATCATTAGGTTCATTAGTAACATAAAATTTAATTAATTTTCTAAGAGCATTATATTTAGCATCTTCATCATTAGAGGTATCATATATAATACGCAATTGAATACCAGGTTCGTCTTGCTTAAATAATTTAGTAATATTTTCTTGTTGTTTTTTAAGACTTACAATAAAATCGGTTATAGCTTTCTCTTGTTTTTTGGATATCAAATCATGAATGTATAGACCAGTTTCTTTTGTTTTCTTAATTAGTTCATGATAAACTTTATCACCTAATGCTGTTTTAATATACCAACTATAAACGTCATGTTTTTGGCTTTTTTCTTTTAAAATTTCTTTTAGTTTTAGTATTAACTCATTAATAATTTTGTGTTGTTTAATTTCTTTTACATAATAATTATATTTTTTAATGAGGTCTTTTATGACATTAAATCTATAATTAACTATTTCTTTATTGTCTAATTTTTTACATACTAATGAGTGTTTTTTATCACCATTATTGCATATTTGTTTGTAAAGTTTTATGGGATCTTTATTATTTTTTTCTAAATCCAACATCATTTTAAGTTTATTATTAATTTCTTTTTTAGTGCCATTAAATTTAATATTGAGTTCATTTGCGATAATTAATTTAATAACTTCTTTCATATTATGCAAATAATTGCCAGAAAACATAAGAAATAAATAATTAATCATATTATTGTTAATAGTCTTAACATTTTCAATAAGTGTATTTAAATATTTTTTGCTAAAGTTAAAATTATCTGTAGCAATCTTGTGTTTAATTTCATTGAAAACATTATTATAATAATCAGAATTAATATCATTTTCTTTGTCAGAAATCATTAATTTAAAGTCATTACCATAATCTTCCCATGACTTATCGTACATAAATGTATTTTTAATTCCATCACATTCTTCTAAATCTTGTTGAAATATGTCATTTATTTGTGATTCTCCAGTAAACATTTTATGTTTTATGTAATTCATTTTATGACAAACATCTAATGGTGGATTCATCTTATTTATTACATTATTCATGTGATAATTTAAGCATGTATCTAAATAAATACCAACAATATTAGCATTATCAGTTAAAACGTATGTTTCATCTAAATTAGATTTGCGCATGACAACGTGATTAAAGGTACTAATAAAGTCATTATATTCATTTTCATTGTCAACAACTTTCTGACTATAAGGAAATTCTAATGTATTAAGTTCATTTTCATTGGTAACTAATTTGTCTCCATTTTTCATCATAGATTGTTTGTATACTTTTTTGTGATCATCAACAATAGGTATTGCAAAATTTGATTGCATAATTATTTGCATAAAATCTATATCTTTTTGTTGTTGACCTAATAAGTAAATAGAGTTATAATCTTCTGCTAATTTTTCAATTAAATATGGTGGAACATCATTTTCTTTGAGTATCAGTTCTAATCGTTCAAGACGATCTTGATTAGATAATTTACTCCATAAGAATTTAAATTGTTTTGGTTTTTCTACAAATCCAGATATTGATAATTCCATACAACTATATAAGTTATAATTTATTTTATATGCGCAAAAATTTTTTAATAAAAAAAAGCTAATATATAATATAACAAATGCAGTATAATTTTCATGATACTCAACAACCTGAATTATTAAACTATATATTATTTTACAGTTCAGTTAAATGTCAGCATAGTAATAATTTAATAGATTATTTAAAAACCGCAGATGTAGATCCTGAAGTTCAAAATCGCATGACTATTATGGATATTGTTGAGCGTTATAATAATAATCAAGAAATACCCGATTATATTGATTTTGTCCCGGCATTAGTGATTAGTAATGCTCATAAAGATGAGGTAGAGTCTATTTTATATGGGGATGAAATTAAAAACTGGGCACAACAACATAAAAAGAAAAAATCTGTAACGGCGACTACTGCGACCGAAGGTAGTAGTAATTTTGCGCCAAGAGATTGTTATACACGTCATAATTTTGCAGATAATATTGAGTTAGACAAATATGGAAAACCAGTAGACCAGGACCCATCGCAATTTCAAATTTCTACAGAAATAAAAAATAAGAGAGATATTCAGGATGATTTCATGAAATTCCAGGAAGAATATACAAAACAAAATGAAGAATTTGGCATTCATGGAAATGCTACGAGTAGTGCATCAACAGATACGAATACATATAAAAATAAGTATTCATCATACATGGGGTAATAATTTTTCTAATTCTGTTAATGTTTTAACTAATAATTCTTTAGGTTTATCGTGAATAAGTTTAATTAATAATTTATGTTTTAGTGGGTGAATATTTTTATAGCCAATAAAATTATTAAAATCTTTCATATTCATAATATGTGATTGAATTAAATAACCAAGCGTATCATTTTCATTATTAAGTATAATTGTTGTTAAGTTACTGTCGTTACATTTCACAGATTCAATAATAGCGTTATCATTGATGATATTTTGTTTTAGATTATTAATTTTTTCTTTTAATACTGAAAATGCCATTTTTGCTACTGTTTTAGTATCATAAGGATACGAAATTCCATCACAAATACTACAAGGACTAATTTTCAAATCAACATTTAATGGAAATGTTTCCGGTCTATATTGGACAATACATGCTTGAAATTGTGAATGTGTTCTTTGTACGTCTTTTTTGAGTTTAAATGAATTAATCACTAATTTATCTCCTTTTTTTAGTTCAATAATAGGAACATTAGGATGAAAGTATAAATTATTATCTGAAGATTTTATGTCGTGCGAATAAACTATTTTTTTATCTTTACTATCTAAACTAAAGGTAACATCATCATATTTAAATTTAGTATTATTATTAACATAAATAGATGTTAAAATATGTGCTATACGTTCATTATGATAAATAGTATTATTTTCTTTTATATCAATGCTATCAATATCAACACTATAAGTAGGTATACTTGATATCAATGTGCGCCGTAATGCACTTACAAAAGCGGAATCATGTGATTTAACATTAATTTTAGTAACTTCTTTATTGGTTGTTATAGTAAATTTCGTAGTCATAATATATATATTGAGAATAATATACTCTTTATATAACTTACTTCGTCATTTTTTTTATATAAAGATATTGCATAATAATTATATATAATGAGTACCGATATTAGTATCGTTTATTTAAAAAAGTTTAATGAACGTTTCACGCAATTATGTGCATATTTCCGTACGTTAGTACCAGATATGAAAGAATTAATTTTAGTAGAAGACGCTATTGATTTTTGTGTACATAGGGGTAATCCAGAAATTCCAATATCATTATTTTATAAAAATTTAATTAAATTTAAGGAAGATATTATGAAAGAAGATGATCGTTTATTTGAGGAGAATATCATTATGAGTGAATTAAATAAGGCACTTGCAAATAATAAGGATATTATTGGTGATAAATATAATAATGTATTAACTGAGAAAGAAACTGTAATTCGTGAAAATATACAAAGAGCAAAAAGTATTTGGACAGGCTTAACGGATGGAGAAAGGAAGAAGATTTGGACAATGGTTCAAGTACTATTAAAGTTATCAGAAAAGTACGCAGAAAAACGATGAGTGCGAAATATTTTATTTTTTATTTTTAGGTATAAGATTATAGAATGTCTGAAACCATTAGAAAAACCGTAGTGAATGCTAATAAAAAGGTACTTGAATTTTTAAATAGCTTACGTAGCAGATTTCGTAATAATGTTGAGCTTGTTAACTTGATAAAATCAATGAAGATGCCAGAAAACTATGAATTAACAAGACAAAGTATTGATTCAATTAAATTTATGCAATTTATTAAAATTTTAATATCAAATGTCAAGACATTAGAAGATAATATTATTATTGAATATGATTCATTTAATAAGTATACTAAATTTGATAAATTATTATCAAAAGCGGTACCTAAAGACCAAAAGAAAGTAAAAATGCACGAAAATATTAGAGTATTACAAAAACTACCATCTGGAGTTTCAACCCAGATTACATTAATTCCATTTGTAAGTACTTTAACTTTGGTTGATGTATTACCATTATTTGATTCAATTAAGACATTATACGCCTATGGAAAAGTATATTTAAAACTATTAAATGATATGTTTAAAGAACAAGTACCAAAAACGTCACCAGAAATGCATGATAAAATCTTTAGTGAAGTTAAGTCTCATGTTAAACAATTTAATTCAAATGGATTAAATATTGCTTTAGATGAAGTATTTAGCGCATTATCAACTAATACTGATTGTACTTTAGATGATGTTGTTGTGGATGGAATGAATTCGGTAACTTCTACAAAGGTAATGGATATGGCTAAGAAGGTAGCTGATAAATTAACAAATAAAATTGAGTCGGGTGAAGTTGAAGTTGAAGAATTAGTAGATTCATCAAAAAGTTTTATCAATAACATTATTAATTCAGATATGTTTAAAAATCAGCCAGGAAATGAACAAGTTAAAGATATGTTTGGATCTTTAATGGATACAGTTACTGAATTATCAGAAGCATATAAAGAAAATAAAGATGGCGAAGTAATTGACGAAATATTAGAGAAATATGATTAAAAATCTTTTTACTTGCTTAATATATATAGTAATGAAAGGAAGTGGATATGGCAATTATGCTGAATTGTCAAACATTAAAAAGAATATGAATCCAGATGATTATCATGATGTATATGATGATAGTTTTACGGATTGGACAACATTATATAATTCTGATTCCGAAATCAATATAGATTGTATTAAAAATAGTTTAAAAGAAGAACCAAAAAAAGAAGAACCAAAAAAGAAAGAATCATTTGATGATAATGATGATAAGTTTTGGTCAGAAAATCCATCTATTTTATTTCGTGGAGACAAAATTTTAACAATTATACCCAATTGTGATATGTCTAAAACAGAATATTATAATACTATAATGAGATTATGTGTATATGGTTCTATTGTATTAGCTTATTGTAAAGATGATGTTAAGTATTTATTATTAATTATTGCGGCGATGTTAATTACTATTTTCTTACATGCAAATGATGTTCAAAATTTATCAGATTTATTTGCAATCATAAATGGTAAAAAAAAAAAAGAAAAATTCTACGGACTAAAAGCTAATAGTGCTTATTCAGAAAATACAATCTATAATGATGATATGAATAAAACTATGCTAAGTAAGTTAGATGGTATTGAGGGAACTCAACATATTCCTATTAATTCTGATGTTGTATGTTCTACTAAGAGTTTAAATAATACAACTGGTGGTTATAATTGGATTGATGAGGATTCTCATGCAAGTTTTCGTGGAAATAGTAGATTCTTAAATAAAAAAACTAGTAATCCAGTTATGAATCGTTTATTTAAAGATATTGCTGATGTATATGGTGAGGAAATAGCTGCCAGAAATTCTTATGTTCCTAACCATCCTCGTGACTTTATTAATACTAATTTTGATGAGTTCTTATATGGTAAGAATCTTGATCGCAAATTATATTATGGTCGTCGTTAATTTTTTTTTGATTTAAAGTTTTTACATTATTATCATGTATAATATGGACCCACATCAAATCACCAATCTCAAAATTGAACCAGGAGATGGTGAATTAGTACCTTCTGAGGAAGTTAAACAAAGGGTTGCTTCTCGCAAATATGTTGAAGATTTGGAAGATGAAGGACCAAGTCCCGAAGAATTAGATTTAGCAGATTTAGATAAACCAATTAGGGGACAAAAGTTTACTTGTATTTCTTATGTAGAACCTCAGTTTGAAACATTAGAAAAGAAAGAAACATATACTATGACACATTTCTTACAAGCATTCCTTAAAAGCTACACAACTAAAGTTGCATTAACTATTGCTAAGGATTATAAATTAAATCCGGCAGAAGTATTAGAAAAATATGAGTTAAGTGAACGTGTTGAAGATGAACCTGAAAACTTTAATGATGATAATTGGAAGAAAACACAAGAAAAACATGAAAATCGTGTTGATAACCATTTCTTTAAAGCCGATGTATATGACATGTTGGTTAAGTATCATAGATATAAAGACTATAATGTAGTAGAAATTAAGAAAACATTAAAAGAAACTTATCCAGATGAATGTTTTGACCGGGCATTAAAGGTTCGTGGTGTTTTTTCAACTTATACTAAAGCACGCAAGTTTGCAGGAGAATTATTTAAAAAGGATAAGACTGTTAATATCTTTGTAATTCAAACTGGTGCATGGGTTCCATTTAATCCGCCAGAAGAGTTAATTGATAAACAAGTAACTATAGATAAACAATTAAATAAGTTACTTTGGGGATATAATAAAAATAAGATTTATGCTGAACACTTTTATAATGAAAGAAAAGAAGAAATGATTAAGGATCGTGCTCGTAAAAAGACCGCGATAGATGTATTTGATAAGCCAGAAGTTAGAAGAGATAAGGTTGGAAGGAATGCTCGTAAGAAAAAGTCAAGACGCCAACAAGAAATCAGAAGACGTCGTGGTATGAAAACTAAGGCAGCGGAATCAGTAGCGGAATCAGTAGCGGAACCAGTAGCGGAATCAGTAGCGGAATCAGTAGCGGAATCAGTAGCGGAATCAGTAGCGGAATCAGTCGCGGAACCAGTAGCGGAATCAGTAGCGGAATCAGTCGCGGAATCAGTAGCGGAATCAGTAGCGGAATCAGTAGCGGAATCAGTAGCGGAATCAGTAGAAGATAATTAGAAATTTCTAAAGTTTTTTTTAGAAGATATTAATATAGATGACGTTAGATTATTCGCAATTCACAGAATATTTAAAAAATCCATTGGTATGTGCATCCATTATTGCTGTAATTACTTATTATATATATTCATATAACTATATTACAAAACATAACGTTCGCACTAATTTTCCTCTTAAATGTCAGAGAACATCTAATTTAAAATCAATGTTATATGTATTTTTTGTGGCGGTTTTAGTGTTATTGATGTTTAAGTATGTTAATACATTAGACAACACTCAGAGAGGTGGAAGTATGTTACATGGACAACCTCCATTTTAAAATGCGGAAATTGATTATTTTTTAATTATGCGATATCAACATAAGTAAAATGACTTTAGAATTACAAGAATTTGATATGACCAAAATTATTAAAAAGCCAAGAGCAAATATTATTGTAATTGGTAAAAGAAATTCAGGAAAAACGACATTAGTTAAAGATATTGTTAATGCATTAAGTCGTTCGGTTCCTTTATTTATTGCGATGTCTAGAACTGAACCGACAAATGGAACATATAAAGAAATGATGCCCGATATTTGTGTGTATGATGATGTTGATCTAAATAAATTTACAGAAATAAGAGAACGACAACAAAAATTAATTCAATTAGTAGAAAAAGATAAAAGAAAATATAAGGACATGAATACAAATATAGGATTAATTTTAGATGACTGTGTTGATGATGCTGATTGGACTAAAGACACATCTGTTAGATTTTTTACAACAAATGGTCGTTGGTTACATTTAACATTCATCATAGCGACTCAAGTAGCTAAAGCATTAACACCACCAATGAGAGCAAATGCAGATTATATTTTTGTATCGCAAATGAATAATTTTGCCGAATTAAAGAAAATTAGGGAAGAATTTTTAGGTATGATTAAACATAAACAAGATTTTGATTATATATTCAAGACATATACAAGTAATTATAAGTATTTAGTAATTGATAATGTTACGCAAGACCCTGGAATAGATAAAAAGTTATTTTGGTATAAAGCAGATCCAACATTAAAACCAAAATTATGCGATGATTGTTATTGGGAATTAAATGATATTATTTCTGATAAAATTTACAAAAAATTAATTAAAAAACAAGAAGACAAAGAAGAATTGATAGTGCGTTAAATATTACTTTATTTTTTGAATCAAATAATTATAAATTAACTATGGAAAATCATTTTTTAAATAAACATTCAGTCACAAATACATTAGTTAAGAAATTATCTGATTTATTACGAGAGCCTTTTTTTAAAAAATTTAATAAACTCTATGAACGTGCAAAAAAAGAATATAAGAGCCAAGGACGTCACACATATAATAGTCCATTAATTATATTCCAGCGTTTAATAGAGAAAAGTGTGAAATGGGATAAACGTAGAAAAGAAAAAGAATTTGAAAAAATAACAGGTAATATTAAAGTTGATTATTTAAAACAATTGATTATGATGTCCCATAAAGTATATTTAGATGAAGTGCAATCGCGAATGAATATCAGTAATATTAGAGAGTATGATTCTCCTTCTTGTCAAAAATTTATTTACGAATGTTATAAAAATATTGCTAGAGAAATTTGGCGCAAGGCATATCTATTTATGCATGATGTACATCCTGTAAAAAGACAACGCAATATTATAGAGATATATTATTTAATTGATTATAGTATTTTAAATGTACTCAGAAACAATATTCCCATAAAAGATATGTTAATTGCGGGTGATAGTGATACAAGTAGTAGTGAATCTTCTACTAATTCTGATAGCGAAACAGATGTTGATGTTAATAAATTATTAAATTTTGCGGTTTCATCAGAAGAATCTGAAGCAGAACAGGAAGCAGAACCAGAACAGAAAATAGAACAGGAAGCAGAACCAGAACAGGAATCTGAACCAGAACAGGAAGCAAAACAGGAAGCAGAACCAGAACAGGAAGCAGAACCAGAACAGGAAGCAGAGCCAGAACAGGAATCAAGTGAGATACATTTTAGTGAATCGGAGGAACCGGTATCAGAAGAACCAGTATCAGAGGAACCGGCATTAGAGGAACCGGTATCGGAGGAACCGGTATCGGAGGATCCAGTATCGGAGGAACCGGTATCAGAGGAACCCGTATTAGAGGAACCCGTATTAGAGAAACCGGTATCGGAAGAACCAGCATCAGAAGAGCCAGGAAATTCAAGTGATGAAGATATTATAGATTTACCAAGACCGAATCAACAAGGTTTTATTGATATTCAAAAACTATTAATGGGTGGATTTGTTAATGAAGTATTTAATAGTGTTCCTCATTATAATGAGTTATCTGGTTCGGATGAAGAATTTGAAGAACCAATAAAAGTACGCAGAAAAAAACCAGAAAGACGTCGTAAGAAAAAATCAGGAAGACGTCGTACAAAAAAGGATGTGCGTGTCAATATGAGTAATAAAGAATATGAAGAATGGCGTCGTTACCAAAAGTCACAAAAAAAAGGAAAAACTAAAGAGTAATACATCTAGAATTGACTTCAGGTAATTTCTTATTTTTTTGTGTAAATTCCGGCATCATATTTGTGTCTGTGTATTGATTAGTATATCTATTCATTCCATTAGGATTAATTTTATTTCTATTCTCTAATTCAGTAAAATTTTCCCGAGTAAGTTCTTTCTTTAATTTATGTTTGGGCATTTTAGAATTACCGAAACGTTGTGCACCTACATCAGTAAATTTATAATGGGTAGAATATTTTTTAACATTATGTGTTAATGTTTTTGGGTCGTAATAATGAGGATCGGCAGCATAATTAGCACCACCAGAAGGAATATATTCTACAATATGTTCTTTCTTAGTAGTTTTTGCATTAAAATTATTGCGAAGAGTATCTTTAGTATAATTACCGGTTACATTACCGTTATTATTGTACATAGTAGTTTCTTTTTTAGTATGTCTGGCTTGAGAGACATCACTTCTATCAAACATAGGTGCAGCGGAATTAATACTTTGAATATTACTCTTACGTTGTCCGGCAATAATAGATGCAGAATATCGGTGGGTTGGTTTTAATTGTATACTTTTAAGATCGCGTAATTTACTTTTATTGATAAGTCCAGTAGCTAATCCTTTGCGATTATTATTCACATATTGTTCGCGTTTTGTATTTTTAGCGTTAGCATTGCGAATAATACCTTTTTCGTGTGGCATATTAATTTGTCCAGCATATTTGTTAGCTAAATAATCTTGTCTTTTAGTATTCTTGGGCAAATCTTTATAATTTTTCACGTAAGTTCCATCTACAGTTGCATGAAATTGACCAGCATGTTTATTAGTTAAATAATCTTGTCTTTTAGTATTCCTGGGTAAATCTTTAGGATTTTTAACATAAGAACCATCGGGTAAGTTATTAATAGTAGTTCTTTTATTTTGCAATATATTATGTTCTTTAATCAGTGTAGAATTACGAATATTATTTTTGCCTGCTAATTTGGGCAAATTAATAGATGATTGAACATTTCCTCTGCGAGATGGTAAATCGCCAGTTTTTCTATGAGTATTTCTAGTAACACCTCGTTTAGTTTCGCCATAATTTTCAGCGGAAGGGGGGGCATAATAACTACTTTTAGTATAAGCATTTCTATTGGGTGTTTTTTTAAGGGCAGAATCAGGAACTATGTTATTTTTTTGGATAGCTCCAGTAGTATTAAGATATTGTTCGGGTGTATTTTTATAGAATGTTTCATTTTTAATTTTATTTTGCATAAACATATTAAGATTTTGATGATGAATGGGGCGAGCACCAGAGAATACTTGTTTAGTGACATTAAAATTAGGGCGAGTTTTATTTCTTCTTTCTTCTAAATCTTGAACAGGAATTCGGTACCAATCATAAGAGGGACAAGATTCATAAGAATATTCATCATCAGTAGGTTTATCTTTTCTATAATAAGGGTCAACACCAATTCCAGTAAAAATGCGAGTACCTTCGGGTCTTTCAAAATTATGCATAGTTTCAGGATTAACACGTTCGTAAACTTCTCTTTGGTCGTAAACATGTTCGTATTCATTATTATAATTAGGTTGTCTTTCTTTTTTGGGCGCAAAAAGGGGTTCGGTTTCTTTTCTAAAGAAATCACGTTTAACATCACCTTCACCTTGATATAATTCGTATAAAGTATTCCATTGATTAGAGAATACATGATTGGGAGTGCCTTTAAAGAATGGTGTCATATTAAGATGTGTAAAATCTTTGGGAGGTTGTTCAAATTGAAAGCTTTCATAATATGGTTCTTTACCGCCTCTTTGCACTTCCGCAAATGAATTCATAATATATGTATATCAAATAAAAAAATCGTGTTTATACTTAAGCATTTTAGTAATATTATTACTGTTGGTAGAAATTCGTTTAAAAACGACAGGATAAATTTGTGATTTATTGAGGATGTATAAGTCTTTGTGAAAAGCATTAATAATATTATAAAATCGTTTACAGACTGTATGTATTAGATAAAAATTATAATTGTATAATTCTAGATCAGAATGATAAACATAAGTTAATATTTGTAGTAATAATTCGGTTGGTAATTGTAAAAGCATAATAAGTAAAGTAAAAAAAATTTTAAGTTATATTGTTGGTATAAAAGGCCAGCCTTTAGTTTCACAAATACTTTTCCATATTTCATCCATAGCACATAATCTGGTACGTGTTTTAAGTAAAGGTAAGAATCGTAAAATTTCATCATAACCAATAAGTTCACAACATTTATATATCATAAATGTATATCTGGGAAAGTTTCTTCTATTTTTGGGGCAATAAGTAATAAATGGAGCACTAATTTCAATAAACATACGTCGTAATTCTGTTTCAATTTCTAAAGGAATTTGTGGTGGTTTTTCACCGCCTAATTGTAAGGTAATATAAGGGACATGTTCATAATATTTACTTAATTTGAGTTTTCTGAGATAAGCTCTAACTTTTTTCTGTGTAATATATTTTGAATTCATAATACGTTCTTTTTTAATTTCCACTAATAATTTATCAAAAACTTCCTTGGGGATTTTGGTAACTTCTTTACCTTGAATTTGATTAATCCATTCATTAAAGTGATTTATTTTTTTATAACTAAAGGAATACATTTTATCGTTAGTTTTTTCTTTGTATGATGGTTTAGAAATCTGATCAATAATATATTCCATAAATCCGCAAGATTTGCATTCTCTGCAACCTTGGTTCTCGGCAAAATTATCGATCGCGTGACATTCTTTGCACATATCAACATTAGCATCATTAGTATAATAATCATCAACAACATCAGTAAATTTTTGCATATAAGCATCTAAGACTTTTTCTCTATTAAATTTTTTAGTAACTTTGACAAAATTATCAAAATTATCATTTTGTTTTATGATAGGTGTGTCGTTGTAATAAAATTTAGAATAAATATTAGCTAATTCTAAATAATAATTATTAACATTTTCATTTTTTTTAATATTTTTTATTTCTTGTTTTAAAGAAATTATTTCATTTACTAAATTTTGTAATTTAATTACATTATTTTGGTAGGAGATATTAATTTCCTGTTGTTGTTTTACTATTTCTTTTGTTTCCTTGTATTGTTTAATTAATTCCTGCATATGGTTTTTGTAATCATCTAATGAATTTTTTTGTTCATCAAATTGATTAATATATTCTTTATGAATAGCATGTAACGAAGTTCTATTATCAAATGAGAAGTTTTTATCAGATTTTACTTTAAATAATGACATTGCGTAATAATAAAATATTTATAATACTATAATAATACATATAATTTAAGTTGATTAATTTAAAGATGGAAGATGTATTATATAGAGTTATGTTTTTATATATGTGTTTTTTAGATGGCTGGAATATAAACATATTAGAAGATGAAATCAAATTACAAATTAAGAAAATCAAACTCCAGAATTCTTCCTTTTTAAAAAATAAGGAAAATTTTAATTTAAACGCATTTATTGCTTACAATAATTTATTTAATTAATTGCGTATATAATTATTTTTTTTTTCTTGCTATATAGTATATTACATATTAATTCAACATGCCCGGAGGTCTTATTCAACTCGTTGCTATCGGTGCTCAAGATGTTGTTCTTACTGGTGAACCTGAAATTACTTTTTTTAGTGCTCTTTACCGTCCCTATGTAAACTTTGCCATCGAATCTATTGAGCAGACATTCACTGGTACTGCTGACTTCGGAAACCGTGTCACTTTTGACCTTTCCCGCAGCGGTGACCTTATCACTAATGTTCTTCTTGAGGTCTGTCTTCCTGAAGTTGAGGTTGATGGTCAAAACGCCACTTTCCAGTGGGCTCCTAAGATCGGTAACACTTTAATTAAGGAAGTTTCTATTGAGATTGGTGGTTCTACTATTGATAAGCATTTTGGTATGTTCTATAATGTATGGAATGAGCTTACCCTCCCCGCCGAGAAACAGACTGGTTACAACAAGATGGTTGGTCAGCAGAATCTTAAATATAACAAGACTGACCCTGCTGATATTGTTGTCTTTGAGGATGGTCTCCAGACTCCTCTTGCCGTTCAACCCAAGACTGTTCTTCAAGTACCTCTCTTCTTCTGGTTCTGCAAGAACTCCGGTCTTGCTCTCCCCGTCATTGCCCTTCAGTTCCACAACATTCGTTTCCAATTTGAATTCAGACCTCTCGTTGAGCTCTACAGGACTACTGGTACCAGCGTTCAGTTCGTTGGTCAAACTCCTCGTCTTGGAAACACCACTGTTTGGGTTGATTACATCTACCTTGACAACAAGGAAAGGAAGAACTTTGCCAAGAGCCCCCACGAATATCTTATCACTCAGCTCCAGGAAATTAACGAAGTTGTTTCTGTTGCCAGACCCAATATGAGGATGAACTTCAATCATCCCGTTAAGGAACTTATCTGGGTTGTCCAGGAAGATGCAGCCGTTGAGGCTAATGTCAATGACTGGACCAACTGGGAAGTTGTTAACCCTGTCAACCCCGGTGTTGCTGCTGGTGATAACCCTCTTGTTGATTGTCTCATTAAGCTTAACAACGTTGAACGTTTTGCTCGTCGCCGTGGTGAATACTTCAATCTTGTCCAGCCTTACTACCATCACACCAGGATTCCCGACAGCCAGGGTGTCTTCGTCTACAGCTTTGCTCTCAACCCCGAAGAATACCAACCCTCTGGAACTGCTAATTTCTCTCGTATTGACAATGCTACTCTTGAGCTTAACCTTAAGAACGTAACTGCGCAGAACCCTGCTAAGGTTTACGTCTGGGCTGTCAACTACAATCTCTTCCGTGTTGCGAATGGAATGGGAGGTATTGCCTATGCCTCGTAATGGAATGGACGGGACTTCATACAAAAAAAAAATTGGATATTATTTATTTTTTGAAAGGAAAAAAATGGTTGTCTTCTTCCCAATAAATAAAAGTTATATCATAACCATTTTTTATATTTCTTGATGTTTGATTTACTAAACGTTTTAAACATGTATTGCTTATGGGTATGTAACTTCGTCTACTATCAAATTCCATACCATCATATTTATAAAATTTATCTCCACATCGTATTAATGCACATTGATGTTCTTTTGTACATTTATACACAATTGCATGTAAAAATAATTTAGTTGGAATATAAGTTTTTACCGTGTCTTTTAGTTTTTCATACATGTTATTAATGTCTTCGTCATCTTTACCTTTTATTATATTGGCAAATTTTTCTGTTATTATTTCTTTTTTTAAGAAATTTAATATTTCAGCAGTATTAATTCTACCGGTTAATAAAATATTATTATCTTTAATTTGTTTACTATTAGCTATACTTAATATAGCAATATTACTTATTAATAAATTATACCATTTGGTTAGGTGATAAGACAATTTTTTTTTGTGATACTTTTTTATGTGATTAATAATAGATTTTATTATATCATCATCTTTTAATTCACAAGAAGAATTCATAGACATTTTTAATTTTAATTCTTTATTGAATGCATTATATACCTTCCAAGGTGTATCGAAATTACCGGAGAATTCTATTTTTTCTGGTTTATATCCTAAATTTTCTTCAGTAAAACCTGTTTGTAAGCTACATAATGTATCTCTTGCTAATGTTGATGTTATTTCCTTTTTGTTATAAATTGCATTTCTTATAGCATTAATCTGTCTCAATATATTATTTTTTCTACGTTTCATTTTTTTTGTTTCCTCATTGTCAGAGTCTATGATCTTATATTGTTCACTATTCCATTTTCCTAATAAATATTTATTTGAAGGAAATAATAAAGATAATAAAAACGAATCATATATACAATTATTTTTTTCCCATTTAATTCCCATAAATATGTCACATATATAGCGATATGAATTTTTATCATAACGAGTCTTTGCATGATTAAATTGTATACACAAAGATTTTTCTCTTTCTAGAGTTTTATATGTTAGTTCAAGTTGTTCAATATCACTAATTAATTTTTTAAGACTCATTTCTTGTTTATATAAAAAGAGTTACATAATGATTTTTAAGATTAAAGAAAACGGTAATTCATTATTCGTGTAATTTTTTGATGAATAAATAGCACTACTATCATAAATTTCTATTTATATAAAATATTCCACTATTTGCTATCCCAACTTTATAATTATTATCCATGTTTTTACCAGTATAAAAAGTATTACCAATTGCCAAATTTATTACAAAGATAATTTCCAAACCATTTTATCATCTTTATCAAATAGTGACTATTGATACCTTGTATATTTAGATTTAAGGAGCATAATTCTTTTCTGTCTATACCCTATAACAAGGCGTCATATATAATTAAATTTGATTTATTTTTTGCTTAGTTAAAAAAAAAGCATCTTATCAAAATGGAAAAAGCAGAACCAAAAGAAAAGCCTAAGGATGATATAAAAAAATATTTTGAAAAAAATGAGTCCCGTGGAGTTATCTTTGGTTGTTAAGAAATATAATTACAAGTAGAACTATGATTATTTTCACTATAATACATTTCGTCTAATATTTGTTGAAATTCTATTACTTTTTGCTGTAAAATCGTAATATAATATTCACGTAATTTATTGCGTTCGGTGTTAATTATTTTTTGTACTTCTGTTTCTGAATACATTTTTTCATGCATGTTATTAAATTTGCTTTTCTTGAATATCTCTTGACCAGAATCACAAAACTTCCTTTTATACATCTAATACTGTATATATTAATATATAAATAAGGTTTTTTTTCATTTTTTACTAATATAATGAAAAAAGTCCTCCTTATCGGGATTAATTATGTTGGTTCTTCTTCTCAGTTAATGGGGTGTATTAATGATGTTACTAATATGTACAATTTCTTAAATTCTAAATATGATTTAGATCCTAATAATGTTCATATTTTAACTGATAATACTGAAGAAAAACCAAACAAAAAAAATATATTAAAAGAACTTCAGTGGCTCGCATCAAATAATAAGCCAGGCGATTCCTTATTCTTACATTATGCCGGACATGGTTCTCATATTCATGATTTTAGTAATGATGAAGATGATGGGCGAGATGAGGTATTAGTTCCTTTAGATTATAGAACTGCCGGCTTAATCGTAGATGACCAATTACGCAAAATTTTAGTAGAACCACTACTAAATAATGTTCAACTATTTTGCGTCTTTGATTGTTGTCATAGCGGCACTATGTTAGATGTTCGTCATAAATATGAAATGATTAATGATAGCTTTGTTGATAGTAAAAATGATAAATATGCTAATACATTAGCCAAAGTAACTACTATTAGTGGATGCAAAGATAATCAAACATCAGCAGATACAAGAGAAGAAAACTCTGAAACTGGTAAAATGCAATTTCAAGGCGCATTAACTTGCACTCTCTTAAAATTAATGAAGGCATATGATTGTAATATTTCACTAAAAGATTTAATTGTTAATCTCAATATAGAATTAAAAAATAAAGGTTATAAACAGAGACCAGTTTTATGTACAGGATATAAACAAGATATTAAACTTCCATCTCTAAATCTCTTGTCTGATCATTAATAGTATCTAACATTTCTGAAAATGCCATACTCTCATTAGTTACCGGTTGTCTATATAATTCTTGCAAATTAGAATCACCATCCCATTCTGGATAAGTGTCCTTGAAATTTATTAATGACATTTCTAATTTTCCATATTGACTGCTTTCTGGCATAGAATCTTCCATGTTTAATAATGCAAATTTACAAATATTTCCAGCGACATCATGATAAACTGTGAAATCTTGCATAAAATCTACTATCTTATGTGTATTATTTGCCAATGAAAACATGAATATAAATGGCATGTATAATACACTTGTTAATTCTAATATCCAATTTAATATTTTATATGAGAATAATTGAGTAAATTCATTTAAAACTTTGATATGATGTGCGTTACCAATCCATTCTTCTGGAATATAATGGATATATTCTACAATCTCTTTCATAGTATCATGATACTCATATACTTTATGTTCTTTAGGCATATTAGAACGTAAAATACCAATAGTTGCTCCTAATATAGTAAGCGCTACTAATGCTGAACTATTAACTGTAAATGAACCTATTAATAACGTTTCCCATGCAACCATTAATAATACAACTACAAATATAGCACCGAATGTAAATATTAAAAACTCAAAAATCATTGTCTTGATTGGCGAATCAAAGTAACTAACATAGCGTTTTGATGGTTCATAACTTTTATTTAAGCGAATATTAAATAAATGTTGTAATTCATTAAAATCTCTAAATTTATATTTTGCTAATAAATTCCATTCTCTGATGGTTAAAAATCCAGGACTATTCTTAATCTGTTCTGCATATCTAAATAAGAAATGACCAATTAAATACACAAATAAAATTGGTGATACTAATAATAATACTAAACCTACCATACGAAATTTATTTTTTAAATTTTTTGCTAATTTTTCTTTGTCTTTATCAAATACAAATTGTTGGTTAATTGTATTATCATCATTAAATAATGTCATTGTTAATACTCCAGGTATGCCAAAAAATCCAAATAAACCTAATTCAGTTATTCTTGTTATTATTTTTCTGTTTTTGAGAAATGGTATATTTAAATTTAATATGTCTTTATTAATGAATGCAATCATATAGTTATCTACGACCATAATTGTATTAATAATATCCAGATCAGTAACTTCATCTTTATTTACATTTTTTATTTTGGTTACTATTTCTGAAAAAGCTAATGTTGATAATTCTTTATCTTGAATATTAAAGAGATTATTATAGATCTGTTTAATCTTATAATTTTTTCTAATAATATTCGGTAATGATGATATTTTATATCCTATTAACAGACACATTGTTATCATAAATAATATTAATAACCAACTAAATTCTTGACTAAAAATTGATGACAGAGAATAACATTTTAATGTATGTTTTTCATGAGATATTAAATCCCATTCAATACATGTTGTTGCAAATGTAGTGAATACTGTGATAAATGATAATTGTAATAATGTAATAATATTACGCAAAATTATAGGAACAAACCCTTTATTTACATAATAATCATATATATTTTTGTATAACACATTTTTGCTATCCTTTTCCCATAAGTAATAATCTGTCATGTTTAATAAAATTTATTATTATTTTTTTAAGTTTTAATAATATATATTAATGTATTTATTGTTGGCAATTGCTATTTTGTTTGTCGTGGGTTATTTATGGTTTTCTTCGCGAAAAGAAAATATGAATACTATTGTTTTATACCATACTCCATGGTGTGGATATTGTAAGCGTTTTAAACCTACATGGCAAAAATTAAAAGATAAGCATAATAATATGGTTAAATTTGTTGATATTAATTGCGAAAAACATAAAGATGTTTGTAAAACTCATGAAATAAGCAGTTATCCAACTATTAGACTAATAACAAATGATGGCAAGGTTGTAGAATATGATGGAGACCGAAGTGAAGATGATTTATTAAAATTTATTTCAATGTAAATTATATATAATGTTTACGGTAGCATCATTAGTAAATAACGAAGAAAGAATTAAGAGAAAAATGTTATTCATTTATGAACGAATTTTTAATATATGCAAAAAAGAAATAATTTATAGAGATAAAATTGGTTATAAATCCTTTCTCTTTGTTCCGCCTACTAAAATATCAGGAGAACCTGATTATGATTTGTCATCATGTTTATGTCATATTATTGGTAAATTGCGTAAGGGGGGTTTTAATGTTTTTTATAAACATCCATCTAAAATATTAATTATTTGGGAATGTCATGAAAAATATAATGTATTGATTAATAATACTAAATTTTTATATAATGAAAATAAGAGGACCGAAAACTTTTATAAAAATAAAAATGTTAAATTATTAACTAATAAAAAACCAGTTTCAGATTTACCAAAATTAAAATATTGCGGAAAATAAGTAGTAAATATTTATTGTAAAGTAATATAAAAAAATAATAACATCACACATTATAAAATATGGGACGCAAATCTGGAAAATTTAAAAAAGTAGCTAAAAACATTAAGAAAAAATCTAAGGGAGGAAAAAATAATGTATTAAGTAGTGAAAGCGATTTAGATCTTTCCGAATCATTTGAATCATCTGGAGATTCCTCATCCTTTGAATTTTCATCAGATGTATATTCATCATCTGAAAGTTCCTCAGAAAGTTTACCGAGCGATTCATCTGAAAGTTCCTCAGAGGAAAGTTCCTCTATGGACGATTCATCTGAAAGTTCATCAGAAGAAAGTTTACCGAGCGATTCATCATCATATGGTGGCTCAGAAGAAAGTTTACCGAGTGATTCATCATCATATGGTGGCTCAGAAGAAAGCTCTGACTTCTTCTTAGATAGTTCATCTGAATAATTTTTTTTTAATTAAACTTTAATTTTTCTTCTTCAATCTCCTTTAATATATCTGCATCTAAATCATCTGTTGGTGTTTCCACTTTAGTTTCGCCACCAAATAAACTCTTTACACTACCAATACCAGATGATACCCCTGAATTACTTGCAGAATGGTCGATAGCACTAACTAATAATAATAAACCTAATTTTGCCTCTGGAGATATACTTACACCCTCATCACCATCACTACTCTGACTATATTTCTCTACAATTTCTTCAATGACATCATCATATTCATCTAAATGATAACGAACATTTCTATGCCATCCATCTAAATGTAAATTGACGATTTCTATTCGCATACTAATAAATTCAATTATCCGAATAATATCTAATAAAATTTGAGTAAAAATGTGTTTTCCAAATTCAATCTTTCGTCTTTGTCTGTGTTTGGTAACTTCAAATTTAATTTCATCAAATCCGGAATTAACATCTAATTCTTTAACAGAAATACCCTTTCTTTTTAAACGATCTAAGTAAGTTAATAATTGAATTTTTTCATTTAAGATTTGTTTCTTTTTCTTTTTTATTTTTTTGAGACGATATTCTTCATCATTAATGTGTACTCGTGGTTCTGGTTTAGGGACAACACTAGGTGTATTAATTGGTTCTATAATTGGTGTGGATTTAATATCATTAATAATTTCTTGAGCATCATCAACTTCTTGAATATATGGTTCAGGTTCTTGATGTTTGTTTTCAATTTGATCACGAATTCGTTCTTCTAATAAAGATTCTATTTTTTTACGATTAATTAACTTGTCCATTCCATATAATAATCCCGGCGCATTAGATAACCCAGCCATAATATCTAATTCATTATCAACATCACGCAAATTATCTAAAAAACTTTTAGTATAATTTTTTACTCTTTTCTCGTAAAAATTTGGATCATTCATTTATAAGATTATATCACATATTATTTAGCTGTATTTTCCGTATCACAAAATAATTTATATTTTTTATATTTGCACAAATACCAAATAGTTTGTATAATACAATCGGCTACGTCATCTTTTTTTCGTAATGACTTTAATTTTAAGTGAGATTTAAAATAAGTATCAAGTAAGTAATCACATAATAGAATTGAATTACTTTTTCTATCTTTATACGTAGCACAGCTATGTAATTTAACTTTATTTTTAAACAAAGAGCATACATAATACATTCGTCCTCGTGCGGTTATATATCTCACGGGTAGTGATGTGCGAAAGATACAATAAGAGAATAAGTAATGACTAACTTCACACATTTTTTTAAATTTTACAGGTTGAGTTTCTATTAAAATAATGTCTACCGTATCAATTAATTTTTTTGTATCTAAAATTTTCTTCATATTTCTACATAATTCTTGTAAGGAAATAGTTTTCTTTTTGACTAATTTAGTACCACCATGTCTACCACAAAATTTATCATTACCAATAGAATTCGATGTACATTGTAATCCCTTACGTTTGCCTGATTGAATAATACCTTGACAAGTTTCGGTCATACAATGATGATTAGGATTAATTAAGTCAATTAAATCAAAATCTAAAATGCTTGATTTATTTAAATCTATAGTCTTATTTTGGATATGAATGTTCATGATTGTATAAGCCAGATTGCCCTTGCCGACATCAAAACTACAAATCTTCATTTTAATTTAAAACTAATAATTTAATATAAAATTATAGATAATTATTCTTTTATATAGAACTAATGGTAGGTAATAATTTTAATTTAATTTTAAAGTTAAAACTTTCAAAAGAAAAGACAAATAAAATACAATATGATTTATTAACTAACTATTCATACAACAATATTGAACAAGACTATAGTACGTCATCAGTTAAGAGAGAAATTAAAGGATTACCATCTGATACTGGATATAAAGTATTATCGCAAACAAAAAAGATTAAGAAAGAAGATAATAAAAAAGAAGATGTTGAATTAGAAGAATATGATGACTTTTTAGAGAATTCAACATATATACTAAATAAAAAGAATAACTGGCCTAAGAGTACGAATTTACGTTGTTGGTTTTGTACATTACATTTTGAGACAGTACCATGTGCAAAACCAATAAAATATGAAAAGGATAAGTTTACAGTAGTTGGTTGTTATTGCAGTTTTAATTGCGTAATGGCAGATATATTAGACTCTCGTGATACGCAAAAATGGGAATTATGTGGTTTGGTAAATCTAATGTACGACAAAATTCATGGAGAAACAAAAAATATAAAACCATCACCAAATAAGCGAGTGTTAAAAGAATATGGTGGCGAATTAACGAGATTAGAATATAAAAATAGTTTAGATGACAATATAACGACATATGAAATTTTATTGCCACCAATAATTAATATTGGTTATACAATTCAAAAGATAGATAGAAAAATAGATAAATCACGTAAGGACACGCAATATGTACCACTTAATTTTAGGAAGATTGATGGTGCAGCAAAGACTATGGACAAAAAAATAGTAAAAAAGAAAATGGCTATTGATAGTTTCTTTAAATAAATTTATTTTTTTTTGGTTATAGAATAAAATAGTTCAATTTCTTCGGGTAATAATTCAAAAAATCTATTATATTGGACAAGCATATTTAACATAATATGTTCTAAATGAACTTTTGGTTTATTATAGTAAGACATAACATGAATTTTATTATGTTGTCTTTCGCTAACTCTATCATAAATAGCTTTACTAATAGTAGGATCGCAAACTATATTATCATGTTTTTTAGAAGTTAATACTAAGAAGCAGACATATTTAGCACTAGAGAATGCTATATTTCTAATTTTAAAGAATATTCTTTTATTATATATTTGTGCATTTTCTAGGAGAACAAAGGCTATTGAAAATTTGCGTCTATAATTAATTCCATTAGCTTGAGGTGTC